TGCGTGTCCTGGTGATCCAGTGCGCGCCGTAGATGATCGGCCCGCATCAGCGTCAGAGGTATCGGCGCGAGAGGTTCGCATCCATGACGTTGATCCCGCCCGGTGAAACGGACGGGCTCATCCAGTTAATGCCGCCTGTCGGCATCGGAACGCGGTAGTTGCCGTACTTCGACAAGATGTCGTCGAACGTCTGAGGCTGCTGCTGGAAGGTCGGGATGGTCGGCTGGACGCCGGTCGGGTTCCACGTCGCGGAGTGCAGTGGTGTGGTGCTGGCCGGCTGTCCCATGGTGGTGGTGCCGGGAAACTGGCCGATACCGGGGATGGTGGCGCCGCCGGTTCCACCGCCGAATCCGCCACCGAGTAGGCCGCCGGGTTCACGGGCGAATCCGCCACCGAGTAGGCCGCCGGTTCCACCGCCACCGAGTAGGCCACCGCCGAACCCCTGTGGCGCCTCGCGCCCGTGCTGTTGAGACCATAGATCCGCATAGCGCTGAGGTTCAACGCCCGCTTGCGAAACCTGGGTCGGCGTGAATGGCTGCGGTGCCGATGGGTTGGAATGCGGGTCGTTGTGGCCGGACTTTATCGCGTCCAGATAGCCCTGCGCGCCGGGCGCATACCATTTGTCCCAACTGTAGTTGGCCGCCTCGGGGCTGCTCTGGTCGACCGCTCCCTGCGACATGACGCGCGCGAAATCGGGGTCGTCCTCCCGGATCTGGATTGTCGAACCGTTCGGCAGTTTCAGGTCGCGGACCGCCCCCGAGCCCGGCAGGCTGTTGAACCCGGCCGGGACGCCCGATGGCGGCGGGGGTGCGACAGAAGGCGGCGGAAGCGCCGTAACGGCACGGTCCTGCGCCCACTGGCTGTAACCACCACCGCCGAATGTGCCCGCATATCCATCTTGCCGGGCTTGCACTTCGTGTGGCGTGGCCACCCGGCCCTCATTCCGCCCGAAGTTCTCGTAGTGCTGCCACGGGTCGACGCCGGCCGCCGCAACGTCCGGGTTTTGCGCTAGATACAGCGCCGCGTCGAAGTTGTTCAGGTTCGCCATCGCTTCAATTCCTCAACGCTTCGATCCGACCGGCATCGCGTCGACCAGGATCTTGCCGAACCGACCCGCCGACGATGTCGACGTGAAGTCGAACCGCATCGCCATGTATCGCGCCGTTGCCCGGAAATCGATCTTCTCGGTGGTGCTGGTGAACGCGCCGATGGTCAGGGCCGTCGCCGTCGCGTTCGGCCAGTTCTTGTGCTTGACCGTCACCCGGACGTTGCCCGTGACGTTGTCCATGTCCGGCACGTACCGCCGGGCCATCATCAGGTTGTCGCCGTTCTGAAAGTCGGTGAACCCGGATTCGATGTAGGCGTTCAACGCCGATCCATTGGCCGTATCCCCCCGGTCGTGGTCGTGGACCGAGCCGTTGACGTGCAGTCCGATTGGATAGCTGAACACGCCGCGCGAATAAATGGCCGTCACCGGAACAGATCCGATGGTCCAGTGCCCTTCTGAGTAGTTATACGCCGCGTAGCGGTAGACCGAGCTGTCGGCCGTGTCCTGAAAGTACCACGCGATTTCGTCATACTTTTCATTCTCGCACGCGTGGATGAAATCCTCGGTTCCGGCGGCGAGGTTTGTGAAAAACCAGTCGCGCACCGGGCAGGAAATGATGATCGGCGCACCGCCCTGCCACATCATGAATTCCTGCGTGGGCGACAGCCAGTAGACTTGTCCCCGATCACCAGCCCGGGCAAACGCATGAGGACCGATAAGGCCGCATGACGTGCCGACGAGCACCTGACGATAGACCGTGTCCAAACTCTCGACGAACTGGATCTGATAAAGCGCGGTGTCGGTCCAGACCAGCGACACGAACGGCATGGAAACGCCGTTGATGATCGTCGACCCCTCGGCGAGCCTGAAGTCGCCGGCCGTGTTCGTCGCGGCGGCAGTCCATCCGCCCGTCGTGAAGCCGGTTTCCTGCGATGCCCAAGCAATGCGCATCGGGTCGAACGTCGAGGTCGACTGATCTTCCGTGCCGAGCGTCATCAGAAACCGTTCGGGCGTGACCATGTGCGCGAGGCTTTCCTGCGGCGCATCCGTAGCAGCAATCGCCGACATACGCTGCGACGGGACATTGTTCCACTGGTACAGGATGCCGTTTCGATAGTTCGCGACCCCAAACTCGCCGAAGTCACTGAAAAACCAGATGCGCGCCTTGTCGTTAACGGTAGATGTCGCACTGCCGGGCGAATACTCAAACTCATAGTTAATAACGCCACCGGCGCCGTATACCGTAGACGTCGCGTTTCCAGTCCTGGAGACTACGCTGTAATTATTGTCGTCAATTCGAGTTGCAGTATATTTATACATATGCTTGTATGTAATTCCGTCAGTGTTCGAAGCGGTCGAAGTCGCGACGGTGTCGACCCCGATATAAAAGTTTGCCGTGCTCTCGACGTTAACGGTGTGCGTCTTGTTTATGCTGGCCGCCGGAATTCCACCTAGCGCGCCGGACCCCGAAATGATGACCCTTTCCCCGCCGGCCATTGTGTGGCCCGGCTCCGAGATCGAAATAATCCGGGAGTTGTTTGTGGCGTCTCGACCGCCGACTGTCGTCGTCATTTCTGCGCCGAGAATAACGCCGCCGAACGTGGTCGGGTTATACAGATAGACCGTATCGCCAGTGACAAGCCCGTGGGATGCGTGATTGATGGTTATGGTCGGAGTGCCGGAATCCGTTCTGGCAACATTCGCAATAGTCCCGGATAACCTGAACGGAGAAATGTTCCACAACAGGCCTTCCGAAATCGCGTAAACATTGCTTTCCGTCCCGAAGGTCATCACGCCAATGCCGGCGAGCGTGCCCCATGCGTGGACGCCCCGCGCAGACCCCGTGAACGTGGTGCTGACAAGCGACTGGTATCCGTTCATCACTTCCGGCTGCGACCGGCCGTTGATGTTGCGGAACCTCATCCAATCGCAGTCGATCCACTGCCCCTCGGCCAACAGTTCCGAGTTGTCCTTGGCGATGCCGGGGTTGATCGGCAGTTCGATCAGCATGGCGTCACCTCACGAAACTACGGCACGGTCAGTCGAACGGCGCCAGTTGGTGCCGTCGTTAAACGCCGGTATCGCCCCGCCGGATTCGTCGGACACGTAGATCCAGCGGCTCGGGAGAGACACAGCCGGGAGTGTCGCCACCGTGTGCGTCGGCATCTTGTGCGCCGTGCCCTGGCGGGTAAAAGCCGCTTGTATCTCGGTCAACAGCGGCGAAAGCACCCGGACAACCTGGAGCGCCCAGGCCCTCCATGTCGGGAAACCCATCGGATCGGGGATCATACAATGGTCCGCGAGTCCAGGATGGGACGGCGAGGCGCGCCATTCCACCGCGCGCGGGCATCATCGCCGCGAACCTCGCCAGCCGCGCGGTCATACAACCCCATCCAAAGCTGGACCCGGTTGTCGTCGCCCAAGTACGGCGCGCTCTCCAGCGCCGACCCATAGAGGTACACGTCCGGGTGAAAGGACAGCAGCCAATTCGTATCTCCGTCCGCCGACAGGGCCGTCAGCCGTTGGTAGTAGTACATCGTGGCCCCGACCGTGGCGTTCGGGAACGGCCCGATTTTGATCGTTGTGCCGTAGGTCGTGTAATTCTGCGGCGTGCTCTGCGTGTCGGTCGTGTGAGTGTCTTCGAACTGCGACAGCGGCATGAACTCCAACCTGATACGCGGGTTCGATTGCCACACCACCGTCCGCGCTTCGAGGTAGTCGGTCGGGAGTGTCGCAAGCGCCGTGCCGGCATAGGTCAACGTCGCGGTCGTTTCCATGCGCCGGTTGCGGAACCTCGATTCCCGGCTCACGCGCGCTTCCAGCATCGTCACGAAATCCGGAATGGCGCTGGTCAGGTCCGAGCGGTTCAACAGGCTGGCGATAGCCGTCTTGAGTTCGCCGAAATTAGCGAGGCCCATGGGTTATTCTCCTCGTCTACGCAGCGCGGCGACGGCGGATCTTCTCCGCACGCCGTGCCGCTCGGTTCCGCCCGCCCAACTTTTCCGTAATCCGCGCCGCGACGCTTTCCAGCGACCACTCGCGCATGACCTCGCACCCGGACCACCACGGCATCGTCGGCCCGCCGCAACGCCATTGCGGGTTCTCGTTCAGCATCACCAGCGTCGGCGTTCCAACCGCGCCGGCCGCGTGAATGATCGCAGTCGGTACCGTCACCACGAGGTCCAGTTCCGCCAGCAGCGCCGCCGTCCACTCGTAGTCCAGTTCCCTGTGGGTGATCATCGGGAACACATGGACCCCATGGTCTTCCGGTCGTTCGTCCGGGCCGAGGGAGTGCTGTAGGCTGATAAACTCCGCATCGATGCCGGCGAACGCCCGCATGGCCTCGGCGATCGGCACCTGCCGCTCTTGCCATCCGGTCGTCAGCGTCTCGCCGGACCACGCGATACCGACCTTCTTCTTGCGCGGCAGCGGCTCCAGGATGCCCCGCGCCGCCGCCCGCATGATCGAGTTCGGCTTGATGTACGGCGTGCCGGGGAAATCCTCGGCCTTGTTCCGGAACCACCTGGGAAGCTCGCCGACCGCCGTCTTGCACGTCGGTTGCTCGGCGCCGACCCAATGCGGCACCTCATCGTATCGCGTGCCGTAGACCGTGGCCGTCGGGAACGACCGGGAGAACACGCCCACCAGGCGGGGCATGGTCTCGATGATGACGTTATCGCAGACCTTCAACACGTCCGGGATGCATGACGCGAACAACAGTTCGTCGCCGATGCCCTGTTCCCCGTAGATCACCACCTTCTCGGTGCGGGCCATTTCCGGGCGCCAGCGGGGCAGGAACTTGCCGTATTGCCGCTCGATCCGGTTCCCATGGCCCAGACCCTTGTCGTATGCCTCCCACGCATCCGTCCAGTTCTGGCGCATCAAGTGCACCATTGCCCAGTTGCGCTCGACGTTCAGGAAGTTGTTCTCAAGTTGGACGGTCAGCGGCCAATCTTCCGGAATGCGGAGCCATTTCTCGGCACCGTCCGGATCGCCCATGTTGATGCACGCGACCGCCGCATTGTTAACCGCCGCCATGTTCTGCGGATCGATCTCGTGCGCGCGTTCGAAGACCTTCAGGCCCTCGGCATATTCGCCCCATGCCAACAGAATGCGCCCGATGTCGGTAACGACGCGGGCATCCTTTTCGATCTGCGCCGCGCGGGTATATAGCGAGTAGGCCGTCCCGAGTTTGCCAGCATCGAAGTACACCGACGCGAGCGCGGCGATTGCCTCCCAATCCCGCGTGTCGGCGCAGATTGCAGCGTCGAAGCAGCGCACCGCTTCATCGTGCGCACCGCTTTTCCACGCGACGGTGCCGGCCGCTTTGTAGTCCATCAGGCCATCTTCTTTCGGATGCCGATCTGGCCGGTATTGACGCGCAGAAAGCGGTATTCCGGATCATCCAGTTTCCGCATCAGCGCCGGGCCATGGTTGCGGTCAAACACGTTGATGCCGTCCTCCCGGAGCCACAGGTCGATCAGATAAACCGGGATGCGAGCGACGTGGTGCCAGCCGGGGTTGTCGTCGTCGGGCGTTATCCCGGCGTCCTTCCCCTGTGTGACCTTGTTCAGTTCGATGATGTCCGGGACGTGCTTGTACGTGGTCTTGACGCGGGACTCGCCCTCGCTTTCGTCGTACATGAACCATTCGGTCCGGTCCGGGAGGTCTTCAAGAATTCGCCATGTCATGAAAGAAAACGGAGGCCGGTTTCCCGACCCCCGCCCCTTGTTGCCGCCGGTCGCCCGGCGTGGTTCATCACGTAGTGGTGAGACCCACGATCTTGCCGTGAGCCGCCTGATTGAGCACCTTGAGGGTGACTTCCGTCAGGATGTGGCGCTTCTCGTTATCGCCCGTCTTGGCGAGCTGTTCCGTCATGAACGGACGCAGGTACGCCACCTCGACATAGTCGAAGTCGACCAACAGAGCGGTCGCCTCTCGCGAGAAGATATCGGCGATAACCTTGATGCCGCCGTTGCCGGAAAAATCCGACACGTAGACATCGGCCGCACCGATGATCGACGCCGGCCCAAGCTTGGGCGCAGTGTCGCGGTACAGCGTGGCGATGCCGGCAAAGTTCTGGCTCACGCGCTGCTTGTTCACCGGACCGACAATCATCATGTCGGCCTGGCCGCCGTTCGTGAACACGCTCTTGACGAGCGACCGCATCAGGGTCTCGGTCAGAGCCCCCGTGGCAGTCGGGTCGACCGGAGCCGCAACCGCGCCGGACGCATAGCCCGGCGTGGTAGCACCGCCCTGCGAAAGGCCGGCGTAGACGATGTTGGTCGTCAGCCAGGATTCGAGGCCGGCCATCGTGGCCGCCGCGGTGGTCGACCCGGAGGTCGTGCCGCTGTTGCCGATCAGGGCCTTTTCGAGGTCGCGCTTGATCTCCTTCGAGCGCTTCTGCAGCTGGTACGCCATCTCCGAACGGCGGCCAGCCTTGTTCACCGCCTCGGTGGTACCCGAGACAGCGACGGTCTTCTTGAGGATCTGCACGCGGTTGCCGGGACGAGTCGTCGGGGTGTGCGCGTTGGCAGCGGAGTCGTCGCCCTCGATGTGTGCGTTCGTGGTCGCAGCATCGAGCGAGTCGAGCTGCCACTCACAATAACGGGCATGCGCCTTGCCGCGCGGGGCCATCGAGAGAAACGGGGTCTGGATCGGCGAGATATCGTAAATCGCGTCAGCCAGATCTTCCCTGATCCCCGTGACCCCAGCGGTCACGATGGTGTTCAATGGTACAGCCATTTCGGCCTCCTATACCTTTAGCGTTTCGATCACACGAAGACTTCAAAAGCCTTTGCCCAGTCCTGCGGGCGCTGGCTCTTGCGCGCTGCATCGAAAGCACCACGGCGGGCCGATGATTCCGGGTTGCCCTTCGGCGTCGAGCCCGGTTTCACGACCTTCGGCTTGCCGGCGATCTTCTTCTTGACCAGTTCCGGTTTCGCCTTGGATTTCTGGCCCTCGCGATACTTCTTCGCGTCGCGGACCAGACGGACCAGCTTGGCATCCGAAATGTTATCCACGTCCTGCGCGTCGAAGCCGTCCGCCTTCAGGAACGCAGCCAGTTCGGCCGCTTCCTTCTGCATGACGGCGGGATCACGCCATTCGGGGATCAGTTCGGGGAGCTGTCCACGCTGGGCCTGGAGCTGCTGCTGGCGAGCCGCCTGGGCCTGCTGCTGCTGTGCAGTCAGCCGGTGACGGTGGGCGCCGAGTAGCTTGTTCTTCGCATCCTGCTTTTCGTCCCATCCCGCTTTCTGGTCGATGTACCCGAGCGGGTCTTCCGCGCGGATCGCCTTCCAGTCGGGCTCGGGTTCCTGCAACATTTGCAGGGCCTGAAGCTGCTGCTCGAACTGCTCGTATGCTTGCCGTTGTGCGTTTTCGAATGCGCTTCGCGCCGCCGAAAGCTCTTGCGTCTTTCGGGTGTAATCGGACGCACGAAGGTACCCGGCTTTGACCTCGTCCGACGTTAGTCTGGTGGTTTGCCCGTCGATCTCAACAACGATCTCGGCGGGTCCACTGGACTCGTCATCTTCTGCCTCGTCCTCAACCTCGTCATCCGCCTGTGCTTCCACCTCGGCCGTATCATCGGCTTCGGCTTCCGCTTCGACCTCGTCCTCATCGGGTTCCTCGACGGCAATCGTCGAGCCCTCATCTGGAGTGGCCACCTCGTCGCCTTCCTCGGCGGCAAGGATTACTTCGATCCGGGATTGAATATCCTGGGATGCTGTCGTCATCGTTCACCTATCTCAAAACCAGCGGCGCTTGCCGCCCGACCCGATGTCGTTTGCGGCGTTGTGAGCAGCCGTTTTCCCTTCAGCGATTACCGAACGGAGATGGCTGCGGACTTTGCGGAGCGTCATGACCGCGTCGAGACACCTGCGGCGGGCTTCGTCGTCGCGGGGCGGTGCCTCAAGCGCGCGGTTCATGAGCGCGAGTTCGAACGTGTCGAATGCGTCGTTGAACAGCGGATCGCGCAGCAGGCGGTCAGCCGCTTCGGCCCGCGCCTGCCGTTCGATGGAATCGGTCATGGGGTGTCCCGGATTGTGTGGTGGGGCGCCGTAGCGCCGGGCGTTAGTTGTTCAGCAGGCCGCGACGGTCGTCATCGGTGGCGCTTGGCAGCAGGCCGGCGCCGGGGATGCCGAGGTATGACGCGAGGATGTCGGTGCTGTCGTGGCGAGCGGGGTCGAACGGTTTTCGCGAAAACGCCTTGTCGTTAAGAATCACTGTCCCGATATCGGCGTCCGACGAAAACGATACAGCGTCATATCCAGCAGCTTTTGCCGCGCGAACAGCGTCATTAACCACTTCAACCGGCCCGCCGCGCGCGGACCCCACATAACCGTTCGGCGGGCGGCGTCGCTTGACGAGTTTCCAAAATTCCGGCGATTCATCGCGCAGTATTTTTGCATCAGGAGACGCTACGAACTGCTCAATGTGGTCGCCGTACATTTGGGCGCTTTCAGGCTTTCGCGCTACAAACGTCAGGCCCTTTGCTTCTGAGAACGGTTCCGCTATCCGCCGCGTATCGCCAGGCTTTGTCCCACGATAGAAGACCCGTTCCGACGGCGGCCCACCTGCAACGCTCATCTGCGGCCCGCTGTCGAGCAGCCCGCGCACGATCTGCTGGTCACGCGGCACGTCTTCGGTGTGCGTCGGCGGCGTCTGGCGGCGGGTCCCGGCGTCCATGTCCATGCGGGTCTGCACGTTGCGCGCTTCGACCTCGCCGGCTAGGCGGCGGTAGGTGTCAGACGGGTCTGGCAGCGTTTCAATGAGCCGAACTTTTTCCGCCAGCAGCCGGTTCGCCAGCGGAATGTCTTTTTTCGCGTAGGCCGCATCAATTTCCGCACGCAAACGCAATAACTCCGGCGTTTCTTCCAGAAACTTTGAGTTACCACCCCTCGCAAACCCCTCCCGCCCCTGTACGGCGTGCTGAAGTTCGTGGAGGAACCCGCTCGGCGAAGATTGACTTCCGACATCGATAACGTCGTTCGCATAACTGGCACCGTCGCGCGACACCATGCCCCCGATTTTGTCGCCCCCGAATGCCACCGACACCTTTTCGTCCAAATCCGGATACGCCGAAATCGCCTTTTCGTGGTTGAAATACGGCGTTTTTGACAATCCTTCTTCGGCGATAAACGGCTCCGCATCCATCGTCGGCCACCGCGTTTCGGCATACGCGCTGTCGTCAATCTCGAACCGCCACTTGCCGTCCGCGCCCTTGCCCCATCCGGTCGCGCGCCATATGTCGTCGGCGTGCTCCCCCGCCGTTTTCATCGCCTCTGCCTTTGCCAGATCCGCGAGCGGCGCGGACTTCGCGTTGACGCCACCGAACATCCGCTTGGCGCCCGCCGGCCCCGGCGCTATTGCCGACAACAGACCCCAGTCAACCGTCGCCCGCGTCACGTCGGCCGGCGTGTAGTCGCCACCGCCGACCGCATGGCCCGGCAACATCATCGATTTGATTGCGTCAACCGCCGCACCCGGCAACGCCAGCACCATGTTCCCGGAAGCATCCCGACCGAACGGCAGGATATCGCCGCGCGTCTGCATCGTCGGGTCCAAGCCCAGCGCATCCGCCGCCGCCTGATCCAGCGTCTTGCGTTCGCCCTCGGCCGCCTGCTTTTCCGGAGGCATATCCGCTATCAACCGCTGCTTGATCCGAGCCCAGTCCTCTTGATCCGCCCGCTTGAGATACTCCTCGCGGAACCGGTCGCGCGCGGCATCTTCCGCCTTCCGCCGCGCTTGCGCCACCAGCAGGCCGTATCCGCCGCTGTCAGCCGGCATGTCCAACAGGCCACGTCCGCGCGGGCGTTCCTCCGTCAGTAATCCCGGCATGGCGTCACCTGCTCGCAATCATCCGGGACCGGCGATCAGTACGCGGCGCCGCCGTCGGGATCAGCACCCATGCCACTGCCGCCGCCAGA